TTATATCGAAATCTCGCCAGGAACTTTCACGACAACGTAAGTTTCAATCACACTGCCAGAAGTAGGGTCGAGTTTTCGATAAGTGTGCGGATCAAGACGATGAAGCTGTTCGCCATCGACGAAGTAAGTGTGCATCTCTGCCTCAAGAGGATAGTTGTTCGGAATTGCTTCCTCGACAACTTCCATCTTTGAAATCCGTCCACTGGAATCCCGCACCGTGACAAATCCTTTTGTCCGGTGTGCAGTTGTCTGCGTAGCCATTTTCAACACTCCTGAGTAGGAATAGGGCGAGACAGCAGAGTACCACATCTGAATTGTTTTTGGATGTCAGTAGGTGAATTTTGAGATTGTTCAAAAAGTGACTAAATAGCTGCATGATCCAAGAAGACGTTTACGCCATCCTGTCTGCCGACGACGCTTTGGCCGCTCTCGTCGGCGACAAGATTTATCCTGATGTCCCGACCGAGAACACAGCGTTACCGTTCCTCGTCTACTGGATCACCGACAGCACATCGAACCCGACGCTGACAAGCAAATCGAGTTTGACCAGATACACGTTGCAAGTCGAATGCTGGGCCACGAAGCTCTACGAAGTAGCTGCGATTCAAGCGGCCGTTGACAACGCCCTGGACTACTACCGGGGCAACAACATCAAGGGCAGTTTCGCCCAAGCCACTGAAACGACACCAGAAGACACCGGCTATCACGGCCAACAAGCCTTCAACGTGTGGTACGACACGACGACCAGGAGCGGGCCGCAGGTCAGAGGTACGGGCACGGTCTACAGCAACAACAACGGTGAATTCAGTCACGCTGTCACGTTGCCGACGGCCGTTTCTGGTGACACGCTCGTCGTCCTGTTCAGAACGACGGACACGAATCCTACGGCGTCAGGATGGACCCGAACAAGTCTCGGAAATGACCTTTGGTGTATCCACAAGGCATACGTCAACGAAACTGATGTGACGATCAGCCTGATTGCAGATAACCCGTTGAAGGCCACGGCGTTCTCGGTCATCGCAAACATTACCGTAGACCATAGCGATAGCACCACGACGACCAGCACGACGACCCACGACGCACCGGTCGTGACCAGCACCACCACGTCCGGCATCATGTTCGTGTGCTTAAGCACGCAGGCCAGCAACCACACGCACACCTACCCGGAAGGGCTAACGGGTGCAAGTGCGGGTGCGGGTGGCAACAAGCTCAGCACATGCTACGACGAGATCATTGACGCTGGCAGCACGGGCACACGCACGTTCACCACGTCCATCTCGACCAGTGCGCAGACGGGCACGATCTTGTTCAAGGAAGAGTAAACTTATCGATCTCGTGACTTCTCTCGAAAGTGTTTGGTGATAGCATCATTGACCGCAGTAACAAGCACTCTTTGCTGTACTTTACGGTCAACATGAAGTACCTTCTGGATTAGCTCTATGATAACTTCCAAGTGTGCTTCCGATAACTTGAGGCCAATAAGTCGCTCATATAGTTCTTGAATTGCCTTGTCCTTGTAAAGACCTTGCGTTGTCAGTTCCCGCTTTAACTGATTTTTGGCGGTAATTACTTCGCCTCTCGATGACATTCGTTTGTCTCCTAGCGTGTTGTCGGAATGGTAGGAGACGGGCGGTGAACGTCAAGATGATCTATGAAAAACTTTGGAGCCTGTAGCGGGCTGACCCGCCCGCTCTCGCTCGAAAAAATCAACAAAAAACTCCAAGCAGCAGGAACAACATGGCAAAGAAGCAACCGCCCGAATGGTTGGGTGAGACGGCAAAGGAATACTACCTCAAGCACCGTGACGGGCTGGTGAGCAACGGAATTCTTACATCCGCCACCGAGGACAGTTTTATCTTGTTGTGCGACCTGTGGCAGCGGGTGAGGAAGATGGAAGGATCGGCGACGACCAGGAGCTACCTGGACACGGTGAAGGCTTACACGTCGTTGGCGAAGCAGTTCCGACTACTACCGGGCAAAGGCCCAGAAATTCGCCACGGGGATAGACCAGAATTCGAGTTTTAACATGCCACACATCCCGAAGAACAAGAAGACCACGACCCAGAGAGGGTACGGCAGCGAGCATCAAATCATCCGGGCCGAGCTACTACGGCTGTTCCCGATTTGCCAGTTATGTAACGATGCCTTCTCGGAACACATGCACCATATCAACCACAAGCCGCACGACCGGCGAAGATCAAATCTTTTGATGTGCTGCAAAGGATGTCATATGCAGCTACATAATGCGTGAAGTTACTCAAGCATAAGCACATCCCGGAACAGTACGTCCGCACGAAGTCCGACAAGGCGTTCATCGACCAGGGCGGCACGTTCGACATCAAGCGTGGCGAACGGGTCGTGAACTTCATCCAGAAGTTCGTGCGCCCGACGAGAGGGTTAGCGGCCGAGAAGACCGTTAAGCTACTGCCGTGGCAGCGTGACGAGCTAATCATCCCGCTGTTCTCATGGATCAAGCCAGACAACTACAGAAGGTTTACCAGAGGGCTGTTAGGAATTCCTCGACAGAACGGGAAGAGTTTCATCACGTCGGCTATCGGCTGTTACATGCTCATGGCGGACAATGAACCGGCCAGCTACGTCGTCGTTTCTGCAACGCAACGCAAGCAAACCAAGATCGTATTCAGTGAAATCGTCCACACGATCCAGTGCAACAGGGACTTGGCGGCAGCAACGGTCATCAAGGAATCCACGAACACGGTCGTGTATCCGGCCAAGCGTGGCCGTCTGGAAGGCGTCAGTAACGAAAATTGGGGTCAACTCGGCGACCCGCCGCACTGCTTCATCGCCGACGAATTCGCCTTCTGGGACAACTACGACCCGTGGACGGCGGTTGATACGGGTTCCGGGAGCCGGAATCAGCCGCTCTATTTGGCGATCACGACGGCGGGGACGGATCGAACCACGAAGGCATACGACCTGTGGAAGCACGCCGAGGCCGTGCAATCTTCACTGATTGCAGACACCAGCTTCTTTCCGTTGGTGTACGCCGCCAAGCCGGACGACGACATCCACGCCGAACAGACCTGGAAGCGGTGCAATCCCAGCTTGGGCCACTTCTTGAAAGCGGACGACTTCCGGGCGTGGAGCGAGCGGGCGAAGCGGTCGAAGATCGAAGAACTGAACTTCCGCCAGTTCAAGTTGAACGAGTGGGTGGCGAGCGTCAACCAGTTCATCAACCTCGACAGGTGGGCCGATTGCACGCTGGGCGGGTTCCCAGACCTGGACGGGCTGGACGCCTACGTCGGGATCGACCTTTCCAGCACCCAAGACCTGACCAGCGTGGTCGTCGTCATCCCGCACCAGGGCCGCTACTACGTCCTTCACCATTCGTTCTGTTGCATCGAGACGGTGCGGAAGCGGGAGGCCCAGAACGCCACACGGTACACGGTCTTTGAGCAGGAAGGCACACTGACGGTGCATTCCGGCAACGCAATAGACCTGGAAGACGTGCGTGCTTATGTCCGTGAAGTCGCCCGGAAGTACAACGTGCGCAGCATCGGGATCGACATCGCCCACAACGCCGTCGATACGTTCACGATCCTACAGGCCGAAGGCTTACCGATCACGCCGTTCGTGTGCATGGCGACCCACACGAACACGCCAATGAGGAGATTAAGCGATTTGGTGAATGACCGGAAGCTGGCCCACCAGGGTGACAGCCTGTTGAACTGGCAGGTGCAGAACCTCGAATCCAAGACCGTCGGCCGGGAACTTCTCTCGCCGACGAAGCCATCCAATGATGCGAAGATCGACACCATGACGGCGTTAATCATCGCCGTGGCCGGTCTGGTGAAAGGCGAAGCGGAACCGAAGCCGAGTACGACCATCGAATTGTGGTGACGCTGGATAGATACCAGCATGAAATTCCTCGACCTGTTCCGCAGCAAGCCGCAACCGAAGCAAGAAGTCCGCACGATCACGAAGGATAACTGTCCGTTCGGGGACGTGATTTACACCGGCATGGGCCGACGCAAAGCACTGTCCATTCCGGCCGTCTACGCCGCCGTCACGAACGTGGCCGACACGCTCAGCACGCTGGAAGTGCCGGTCTACCGATGGAACGACCAGGACGGTGCAGTCGTCGATTACGATCACCCGGTCTACCGGCTGTTGAACGTCCGGCCGAATCCGTTGCAGACCGCCAAAGCCTTTCGCTACAGCATCGCCCTGGACTTGCAGCTTGAGGGCGAAGCGGTGTGCGAGATCGTCCGGGACGGGTTCGACGGCACGCCGTTGGAAGTGTGGCGGCTCGACCCGCAAGCCGTCAGCACGCAATGGGACGCCAACTTCCGCACGCTCCGCTACTACGTCAACGGGCGGGAGATCGACCCGAACTTCATCCTTCACGTCCTGTCGTTCTCGATGGACGGGTTCCGTGGGTGCAGCCCGTTCGACATGTGCAAGGACAGCATCGAGTTGACGACGGCCATGAACACGTTCGGCCAGTCGTTCTTCCAGAACTCGGCCCGGCCCGGCGGGTTCCTGACGACGCCGCCCGGCATCAAGCCCGAAGACCGGGCCGACGCTCGCAAGCAGTGGAACGAATCGTTCTCCGGTTCCGCCAACGTCGGGAAGACGCCAGCTTTGCCGGACGGCTTCGCATGGAACAAGATCACCGTGGACCCGGAAGAGGGCCAGTTCAACGAATCTCGTGTTGCGCAGCTTCGGGAGTGCCAGCGTATCACGAGGACGCCGCCGAGCTTGACCTACGACTACGAACGGCAGGTCTGGGCCAACATTCAGTACAGCCGCATGGACTTCGTTCAGAACAGCATCCGGCCGCTGGCCGTCGCCATCGAGCAAGCCGTCAACAAAGACCTTCTCCGTGACGACACGATGTATGCGGAACACAAGCTCGACGACCTGTTGCGTGGTTCCTTCTCGGAACAGGTAGCGGCCCTGTCGATGGCCGTGAAGTCGGGAATATACACGTCCAACGAAGCGAGAGAGGTAATGGGCTTACCGGCCCACCAGGACGGCGAGAAGCTGACAACCACCCAGGAGAACAATGGAAATTCGATCAATCAGCAGCAACCTCAGCAGTGACGGCGGGAAGCTGGTCGGCTACGCCGCCGTGTTCAACAGCCCGTCGCAGGTACTCAGTGAACGAGGCCGGAAGTTCGTGGAGACGATCAGCCCGACGGCGTTCAATCGTTCACTGAATCAAGGCAGCGACGTGACGGCCCACTACAGCCACAACGAGGACGCACGGCCACCGCTCGGCCGCACGTCGGCGGGAACCCTGCGCCTGAACACCGACGAGCGTGGTCTAGCCTTTGAGATCGACCTACCGACTTGGGCGTCCGACATCAAGGAAGCCGTGCATCGTGGGGACGTGAAGGCGATGTCGTTCAAGTTCGCCACGGTGAAGGATAGCTGGCAGCAGAGAGATGGACTTCCGCATCGTACAGTTCATGACCTGGACTTGATGCACATCGCTTTAGTGAACGAACCGGCATATTCAAGTACGTCCGTCGCCGTGCGGACTAAAGTGGAACCGCCCGACACGTTTATGGTCCGTCACGAGGCGGAATTGAACTACATGCTGCGAAAAATGTAACACGACGGCTACATATCTCCGATTGGCAAGCAAACCATTCGGAGATACATGAATCACAATCAGCTTTTGGCCGACGCTAAGGCCATCATTGAAAACGCAAAGGCCGAACAGCGGGATTTGAGCAAGGATGAAGCCGAGAAGGTTGAACATCTTTACGCCGAGTTCGACAAGGCCAACGAGCAACAGCGATCCAAAGAATTGACCGAGAAGGTGGAGCGGGCGGAAGCCGAGCTACGCCAGCCACGCCGTCAGATCGGCTTCAACAACAACATCGAAGCCGCCAACAAAGACCGCAACGACGAAGCCTTCCGCAGTTGGGCGATGGGCGACCGGAGCCAGCCCGACGTTCGTGCCTTGAGCAAGGGAACGAACTCGGCCGGGGGATTCACCGTTCCTCAGTCCTTCTCTTCGCAGCTTGACAAGGCACTGAGCTACTACTTCACCGTCACGGACGCCATCAGCACGTTCAGCACCGAGGACGGCCGGGATTACCCGTGGCCGACGGTGGACGACACGGCGAACGCTTCCAGTATCGTGACGGAAGCGTCCGGTATCGGGTCTTCGTCCGACCCGACGTTCGGTCAGGTCGTGTTCAAGTCGTGGGACTACTACAGCCCGATTGTGAAGGTCAGCAACCAAGTCATCCGGGATTCCGTCGTTGACTTCCCGTCCATGTTGGCCGACCTGTTCGCCGAGCGGATGGGCCGGGCGTTGGACGCCGCCGTCGTCGGCAGCAACGCCGGTAGCTCCGCACCGGAAGGGATGCTGAACGGCGTCTCGGTCGGCGTGAACTTGGCGACCGGAAATCCGATCACCCAGGCGAAACTGATTGCACTGGAAACGTCCGTGCCGTTGGCGTACCGGAACCTTCCGGGCGTCGGCTTCATCATGCACGATGCGACGTGGCAGGCGATCCGCCAGCTTGAAGACCTACAAGGCCGGTTGCTCGTGAACTCGGACATCCAGAGCGGTGTCGTGAAGCGGCTTTTGGGCTACCCTGTTTTCATCTCGAACGGCTTGACTTCCATCTCGTCGCCGGGCGACAACCAGCCGTTGATCCTGTTCGGTGCGCTGAAGAAGTACCAACTCCGTCGGGTCGGCGGCAGCACGCTCACCCGCATGAACGAACTGTACGCCGCAAACGGTCAGGTCGGCTTCGTGTTGCACGAAGCCTTCGACGGCCGCTGGCTGACGAAGGCGGGCGTTAAGACGCTGAACAGCTTCGACGCTCCGTAATCGTAGACTGTTACCTGGAGGCCGAACCCGGCATGGCAGAAATGTCATGCCGGGTTTGTCTATATACCGGCATGGAAATCACCGTCACCACACCGCCCACGCCGCCCGTCTCGTTGGAGAACTTCAAGTTACACCTGTCGATGAACGACGACAGTGCCGACGACCTTCTGGAAGAGTACCTGGAAGCCGCCGTCGAAATGCTGATGGACGCTACCGGCTTCGTTCCCGGTGAAGCTGAGTTCGTCGCCACGATCACGGACTGGCCGACGGACGGCGAAGTCCTCATCCCACGCCGCCCGCTCGTCAGCGTTGATTCGGTGAAGGCCGACGACCAGGGCGACGAAACCGACCTGGACTTCACGGCGCAACTCTCGACCGGCAAAGTCACGATCACCAGCGACGAGCCGGAATCCTTCGACCAGATCACGATCACGTTCACCGCCGGGAACACATGTCCGGCCCGGTTCAAGGTCGTGACGAAGCTCTTGGCTGCACACCTTTACGCCAACCGGGAAGCATTCAGTGACGTTCAACTGGCCGAAGTCCCGGCCGGGTTCTCCTACGTCGTTCAACAACTGCGAGGCAGTTTAGGAGTAGCCCATGCGTAACAAGGCCGGGGTTTACAACGAACGTCTTCACTGGATGAAGAGAAGCAACACGAAGGACAACATCGGTCAGGACGTGGCGAGCTACACGCACGACGGCTACTTGTGGGCCAACGTGGAGCCGGAGACGGGACGCCGCCAGGACGACTACGGAGCCGACCAAGCGGGCCAGAACGGAACCATCCGCATCCGCAACTATCCCACGGTATCGGCGTTGGATCGTCTCTACCGGCCGGAATGGGAACAGACCTGGATCATCGACAGCATCGTGTACGGAGAAGACGAGATCATCGTGGCGGCGCACGTCTACGAATCTCTGGACGTATGATTACCGGCCACATCGAACTCGACTTGGGCAACCTTCAATACGTCCGTGGTTCAGGACTAAATCGTGCAATTCGGGTTGCACTGAATAAAGCCACCGTCCCGGCAAAGGCTGCGGTCGTGGCAGCCGCACCGGAACGTACCGGGTTCCTGAAACGGGCGATGAGGATCAAAACGCAGTTCAAGAAGGGCGTCTGGTCGGCCGTCGTCGGGCCGTCCACGAAGGTGAAGAAGCTCAAGAAGAAGAAACAGCGGGAGAAGCAGTCCACGACCACGACCACGACGACCAGGACGCCGAAGGCACGGGCCAAGCGCAAGAAAACGAAGCTCGGCCGGTTCATCGCTCGGGCCAGGAAGGTCGGTGCGAAGCGGGCCAGCCGTGCGAAAAAGGTTGCGGCGAAGAAGGCCAAAGCACTTCGCAAAGGAATCGTCCGCACCAAATTCTTCAAGAATCTGGTGAAGAAGTTCAAGAAGAAGCCCGGTATCAACGACTACATCAGACCGTCACGATACGGGAGCATTCTGCAATTCGGCTCCACGAAGCTCCAAGCCCGGCACTACATCGAGCGGGCGTACAGTCGGTGCGGCAACGAGTTCCAGACGATCCTTACCACGAAGCTCCGGGAACAACTCGCCCAGATGATGTCAAAGAAATGATCGACCGGCCATAGATACTTCGTCTCAGCATTCACGAGGTACTATGGCGATTCTTGGCATTGGCAGCAAGGCATCTTATAGCACGGACAACGGCAGCACCTTCACGGACGTGGCCGAAGTCACCAGCATCACACTTCCGTCGAGTGAACACAGCGTCGTTGACGTGGTGCATCTCGGCATCACCGACGGCTACAAGGACTTCCTGTTCGGGCTGGCCGACGGCGGCACGGTCGAAGTGAAGTTCAACTACACGGCCACGGTCTACTCGGCCATCTTCGCCTTGAAGGGCTTGAAGAAGACCGGGGCCAACGACAACAAGTGGAAGATCAGCGGGCCGGACGAGAACGGCGTCACGGCCGGTGGCGTGCAGACGTTCACGTTCAAAGGCGTGGTCATGTCGATGGAATCGGAGATCACCACCGAGGAAATCGTTTCCGTCACGGTCAAGATCAAGGTCTGCGGGGCGGTGACAGTTGCCTAATCCATTCAAGAAGCCGGAACCACACCGCCACGACGTTGACGGCGTGGCAGTGATGATTCGCCCGATGACGGCGGGCGAACTCGCCCACGTCCTGCACCTGCACAACACGATGAAGGAAACTCCGTGGCGGGCGGACTTCTACATGCTGCACCTGTGCGTCCAGAACACGCAGGGCCAGCCGATGTTCGCCACGGTTGAGGACGCCGAAGGCGTAGACCCGGTGACGGCCACGAAGCTCTTGGAGTTGTGCGTCACGGTCAACGCCGTGGGCCAGCACGACGCTAAAAAAAACTAATCAAAGCCAATCCAGCACTACTTACGTTGTTCCGTCTTGCACGGGAACGGAAGGAGTGCGTGTTCACTTTGGCCGACGAACTCACCGCCGATCAACTGGGATGGTACGAAGCCTATCACGACCTGGAGCCGTTCACGTTCGTGGCCGACGACGTGCGAAGTGCGATCATCGCTCACACGATGGCCGCAACCCAATGTAAGAACCCGCCGTCCATCGCCAAGTTCGTGCCACGCTGGGAAACGCCCGAACGCCTCGATGCGAAGCAATCGAATCAAGCTCTAAGGGATTGGGCCAAAGCCGTGAATAACAATGCTACATAAGGCATGGCTCAAACACTCGGCACTAGCTCACTTGTACTCTCGACCAACCAGAACCCGCTCACGCAAGGTCTGGGCAAGTCGGAAAAGACAATCACGTCATGGGCGTCTTCGATCCGAACCAAGATCGGCGATGCGTTCAAGGGCTTGTCTGGAAAGCTCGGAGGAGGGCTGTCGGGCGGGTTCAAGTCCGTCCTGACGGGTGGCGTGATGGGTGTGGCGTCCGGCTTGACGAGCAAGCTGACGGACACCCTCACGTCACCCTTTGACCGGATCGGCGACCTTGCGAAGCAAGGCAGCATCGCCACGTCTCTCGGCCTCACACCCGAACAGTTCTCTGGGATTGCCGGTGCAGCCAAAGCCGCAGGCAGCGACACGAAGGACTTCCTTGAAGGTCTTATCACGTTGTCGGGCCGTGGCCGGGAAGCTCTCAGCGGTACGTCCGAAGTCGCCACCAGTTTGTTCAACAAGTTGAAGATCAGTGCGGCGGACTTCGTGAAGCTCAACCCGGAAGAACAGTTCTACGAACTCTTCCGGGCCATCGAGAACATCAAGAACCCGGCCGAGCAAGTTGACGCCTTGCTGAAATCCTTCGGCGAAGACACGGGTAAGAATCTCGTCGGGCTGTTAGGCAAGTCCACGCAAGAACTCCGGGCGATGGCCGACCAGTACAAGGTCAGCACCGAGCAAGTAGCGAAGGCCCAGCTTGCAACGGAAGCCTTCCAACAAGCACAGGCGAAGATTAGCCGAGTGTTCGACGAGGTTGTGATTTCACTTGCACCGTTCATCGAGCAGCTTGGGAACGGCATTTCCGCAGCGTTGGGAACGTCCGGGAACAACTTCGCCAAGTTCGGGAACATCGCCCTGAGCGTGTTGAAGCACGTCGCCAAAGCCACGGCCGCATTGATGGACATCTGGGCGAAGGCCCAGAACGCCGCCGACGCCTTCGTCGGCCAGGGCGCAGTCATCATCGGCCGGGCCATCGACGATCAGGCACTCGTACAGGGCGGGCGGGAAGTCCGTGACAAGGGCTGGAACGACTTGTGGAACAAGCCGTTCGGCCAGAACATGAACGCCGTGGACAAGTTCTTCGACGCCTTCCAAGCGGGCATGATGGACACGAAGAAGCTACAGGACAGAATCAACCGGCTGAACAATCCCGGCCAGATCGGGCAGAACGGCACGGCCGACTTCAAGCCCATTGCGGCAGCCTTGAAGGGATCACAGGACGCCGCCCGCATCGCTGCGAATTTCGAGATGGAAGGCCAGAAGCAAGAGGACTTGATGAAGAAGGGCAACCAGCTTCGCCAGCAAGGGAACCAGCTACTCGGTCAGATTGCCGAAATCCTGAACCGCAACGTGGGATTTAAGGTTCTGTAACTCTACATACGGCATGGCGATTGATGAAGATAACATCTACGAACTGCCGAGAACGGGTTCCATCGACGAGCAGGGATACCGGACATACAAGCGGGAATTCATCGTTGAATCCGACGGCAACGACGACGACGGGCCACGGGCCGTAGCTCTGGCTGTCGGCTTGAAGTACGACTTGGGCTTGTACAGCCAGTACGATTGCGGCGGCAGTGAAGTAGACCTGTGGGCACGGTGCAAGGGTCAAGCTGTTGAGGCCGTGCCGGGCCAGAAGAACATCTGGAAGTTCACTGCGAACTACGATTCCAAGCCGTTCGACTTCGGCGTCGGCAGCACCGATCTAAACGCCGGTGAAGCACCCACGGCGGCAGCGAACCAAGACCCGACGCTACGGCCGTTGATGATTAAGTCCGTGACCATCGAAGTCGAAGAGGCGATGACGACGGACTACAGCACGCCGAGCAAGAAGGTACGGGCCAGCAACGGGCAAGCCTTCTCGCCGCCGGTCATGCGGAAGCGGTACATCCCAGGGTTCACGATCACGACTTGGTTAAACTTCGCACCGTGGAACCGCAAGGCCGATTACACGGGAGCCGTGAACAACGACACCTTCTTGGGATTCGCACCGAACACGTTGAAGTGTAGCAGCTACGAAATCCAGTCCGTCTGGGAACAGAACCTTTACTACTACCAGATCGACATCACTTTCCTGATTGGCGATCCTGATTGGGACGTGCGTGTTCTCGACTGCGGGACTTACGAATACGTCTCGACCGTCATGCCGAACGAGAAGATCAAGGACAGCCAGGGTAACTTCGTCACGGACCCGGTTCCGCTCGATGGTGCGGGCCGGAAGCTGGCGTTGGGCGACCCGCTCGTTTACCTGTTGTTCAAAGATTCCAAGCAGCGGGCATTTGCGAACATCCTAGCACCGTAACACATGACCTACGTTTTATCACAGGGCACGGCCGACAAGCTCACACGTCTACTGAACAAGTCCGACGTGGGCGGTAGCGGTGCGTCCGGTGGGAGCAACCGACAGGAAGGGTGGGTCGAGATCACCGTGGCCTCGGAGGGCGAGTACGAAGGGACGGTGACGTATTACGACGCCGTGAACCTCGGTTGGGAGACGTTCGCCTCGGTCATCGCACTCCCGGCCAACGACGACGACACGCTGGTCGTCGGTCGGCGGTACATGGGCCAGCGTTCCGGCGACACGTTGGACGGCGGTAGCGTGTGGGTCGTGAACGCCAACAGCGTCGTCGAAGCCTGTTGCGGGCTGCGCATCGTGGAAGAAGAGGACGATCCTTCCGGCTGCGATGCCGGAACCATCGTCCTCGACGGCGAGAGTGCGGCCGGAGAGGGAATCAACTGGTCGGCGGAAGAGTGCAACTTCTACTTGGACAAGGGTTGCGGGATCACGTTCGAGGGCGGCAAGAAGATCGGCGTGCAGTCGGCCGACCTTGCCGGACCCGGCTTGGTGAACACGGTCGGGTGTAAGCTGGAAGTCGATGCCGGGAACTGCCTGGAGATCGGCGAAGACGGCAAGCTGAACGTGAACCTCTCCGGCACGTTCTCGGCCGTGACAGCCATCACGTTAAGCAACGGCTGTCCGTCGCCGCAACTGGCGATCACCACGACGGCGTTCAGCTTCAACAACTGTTCGCTGGAACAGGACAGCTACAGCACCAGCTACATCAGCTTGCCGTGCTGCTACCCGTGCATCGACGACCCGCCGCCGCCGCCGTGCGACCAGTGCGACTTCACGGTAACGATCAACGGCGTCACCTACGCCTTCGTTCTGACCGGCAGCACCTACATTGCGGAAGGGCCGGGCGGGAACCTATTGTACCTCACGCCGCCCGGCGATGAGGAATGCGAAGGGTTCTGGTCAATCCAGCTTTATGACGGCAACCTGGAACTGTGCAAGTGGGAAGCCGAGTGGAACGGTCAAGGGTGCGTCGTGCTGGAACAGGGTACGAACAACGGGATTCCGTTCACCGAATGTCCGGCCGAGTTCGTTGACCTGTGCTGCGACGAGATACCGGACGGCGAGTGTTGCGACGGCGTGGAAACGGCCACGGCGGTCGTCAGCGGCGTAACGTCCGACGAGTGCCTGGACTGTGCCGGGTTCAACCGCACCTGGAACTTGGCCTTCGACACGGAAGAAACCTTCTGGTACGAACTCGTTCTTGACGTGATTGACTGCCAGGGCAGCACGTCCGCAACGGTCTACCTGTACTGCAACGGCCCGAACATGGTGTTCGAGTTGTTCGCCGGGCCGGACATCGTGGCGACGTACAAGAAGCCGCTGAGCGAATGGGACTGCGACGGCGAGAACATCATGAGCCTGGACAACGACGACTGCCCGTTGTGCTGCGACTATCCGGCTACAGTAACGGTGACGATGCCATGACCGAGTTTGCGAACAACAAGATGGATTTGACGGTAGCTGCGGCAACGCCGTTCTGGTCGATCAACGACATGATCGAGCCGGTTCCGTTGCCACCGTTGCCGACGATCACGCCGACATCGAAGGTGGCCGTGATTACACTCGGCATCGGCGTCCGTGGCCTACAAATGCTGGACATCAGCCGGAAGTCGATCCGCCGCTACGCCAGCAAGTGCAACGCCGACTACCACGAGATCACGGCGAACACGGCGACGATTCCAATCTACCCGTTGTGGGACAAGTTCCGTGTTGAACAGTATTTCGACCACTACGAACGGATCATTTACATCGACGCCGACGTGATTGTCCGGGACAGCGCACCGAACCTGTTCGAGATTGTTCCCGAAGATCACGTCGGCAAGCACGACGACCTTCCGTACATGACCGGCGGCTTTGCGTGGTACTACACGGAGATCGAAGAATTGGTCAAAAGCCAGGGATACCCGATGCCCGTGGTTCCGCCGTATATGCTCAACAGCGGCGTGTGGGTGGCGAGCCGGGAACACCGTGATGCGTTCAAGCCGATGACGAAGCCGTTCATCGGTCGGCACTGTAGCGAACAGAACAATATCAGCATCCGCCTGTGCATGAACGGTTATAAGGTATGGGACATGCCGAGTGATTTGCATTGGGAATGGTTCCGTGACAAGAGCATGAAAGAATGGCACACCGGCCAGTTCATTCACTTCGCCGGTGTCACGGACCACAAGAAGAGAATAGCCTTGATGCGTATTGCTGCGGCCAGTGCCGGTAAGCCGACGATCACCGTGCAGTCCGCCAAGCAAGCCATCGAGAAGAAGAAGCCGTGCGGGTGTGGCAAAACCAGAACGGCGATGCGTAAATAACTCGTTGGATGGATTCGGTGAACCGTAAGTAACCGTCTCTTTCAACCTCGACGCTAAACGGCCCGAAGGATGTCTCACGATCCTTCGGGCCGTTTTCGTTTGTACTCAATGAAGGGTCGGCGAAGTGCGTACCGAGGCCCAGGTGAAGATAAAGAGAGATAAAGATAAAAGGAAGAAGGGAAGAGGAGCTACGGGCGTAACGCTCTACTCTTGCTTCAACCTCTTGAAGAAGACATCTCTTTATGACACTATCGCTAGGTCAGTGAACCTGTTGTTACACGCCTAACTCTACGCCCTGTGCTGCCGAGATAACACACAACTCGTCTTACGACTTGGCAGTCCTGGTACAGTGTTTCCGAACGTAAAGATTACCTTGTGACTTGCGACACGCTCTAACGGCCTCGTCGCCGTAGCTGGTGCGGTTGACCACTGGTCAGACCGTCGCAGGTTTTGTCAGAACAGGCCGACGGGTTCCGGTCGGGTTGCTGTTCACCGTTACCATATATTAGCAGGTCGGTAACATTTTTGCGAGAGAAAACACGTCCTGGTGCATAGATATTTTTGTCCAAAACCACAAGGAGTATTCAGTGAAGAGAACGAAGAACCCAGAGAGGCCATCAACCCAGGTGACGGTGCAGTTGACGCCGGAGTTGTTCCAGCAGTTCAAGGAACACATGCGGGCCGAGCAAGAGAGAACCGGCTACCAAATCTCCCAGGCCGACATCCTTCGGGCCATGATCGTGAACACGGTCAAAGGAGCCAAATGAACGACCTGGACGACATCGAGCTAATCACGGCCGAGCTAAACGCCTTGCTGGATGCGCTGCGGAGGGAAGAATTACTGGAGACGGTCTTCGTTCGCTACAAGGGCAAGAAGCGAAAGTTGACCGGCTACACGGCACGGCAAATTATTCGCATCATCCAAGAGGACGATGATTTAGTGAAGGAGCTTGAAAGGAAGAAACCCGGTAGCAACGAGCTACCGGGTTCAGAACAGATGAATTCCGCATTTAGTGAAAACACGGAGGACAATGTATAGTAGTGATGACAACCGTAAAATTGAGAGAAATGGGTGGCGTGATTCTTGGATCAGTGAACGCCATCGCACTTGGTCTACTAATTTACCGATGACGGACATCGACGCCATCATCACCAGGGAAGGAGAAGCTGACATGGAGACGTTTAAGACCATCGAGTACGACAGATGCGAGCCGGTCGCACTCGTCGAATACAAGCACGTCAACGCATCTGCGAAGGACAAGAACGTGCGGAACGCCAACAACACGACGCTGGCGAGATTGGCGACACGGGCAGGACTACCCGCCTTCTTGACGATCTACGACCCGGACACGGTGACGTTCCGGGTCAAGAGCATGAACTACGAAGCCAGCCAGTATCACACGGACATTGTATTCAGTGAAGACGGCTACAAGGACTTCTTGAAGGAATTACGACTTTGCCGTCACTGAGGTAAAAGGTGCCTATGGTTATTCGCAATATCGGGATGCGTCTCAAACAACAGCCGAAGAATCTGTAGAGAATTCACCGAATAAAATTCACGGGTTGAGGGCAGCCAAGATTCCGATATACCGAACAGCTTTACATGACGCTCAGGAGTGAACAATCCTCCCGTGTGGGCCATTTGCGCCCACACTCCGCCGCCACTCATCCCGTTTGGCCTTTGAGGATACGGTCCTTGTCTTGGGTACGATCCATCGTGACCCATTCGTATTCCTTCTTCCGCAAAGTGGACCGTTATCCTCTCATCAGTTACGTTGACAAACTCGACACCCGTTGCATAAAGTCCGATGTCCAAAGAATTTGGACCGACCACATCAATCTCGCAAGCAGGATAACCAGCGGCCCAGATAACCGTTCCATCGTTTTGTGCCGACCTAGATGTTAATACGGCTGGATTAGGAATGGCAATTTGATCTATGCTTATCGCATTAAACCTCGTGTCACGCACCTTTACAAGAGCCAAATCAAGCGTTTGATGCTCTACGCTGCCGAGAATATCAAGCGGCCTATCGAAACTACCCTGTTCTTTATTACAAACTATTTCCATATCGTCGGTCACGCAATGCTTCGCTGTAATGGCGAAAGTCTCACCGTCTACTCTTAGCATAACTGCGGTTCCAATCTCAAAATTTTTGAGTGGAAGCTTTGACCCGTGAACTAGCACAGCACTTGAGTAGACCCTAGCAATGTTCAGACGTTGAGATATTTCGGCACGCCATTCAGGTGTCATACCTGCGATTTGAGGAAGTCGAGACATTTGCCACCTTTAGCTGAATAATTTGTCGTGAACATTCTCCCATGCTTACGCTTCTAATGTCAACGAGAAAGTGGAATTTCATGAATTGGAGCAAATCCACGCCGGGCCTCCGGCGTGGTAAAAAATACGTCGCAATGAATTCGACCGGAAATTGATTTCCGCAGACGATTAGGCGGGCGTCAGAACTTCGACCTTGTAGCCGAGTTCACGAAGAAGTAGTTCCGCAGCCTCTTGGCTCACCTTCGCTTTCTTCGCCGCAGCCGTAAATACGTCGGCTTCGACCCGCAGACGACGTTCGGCCTTCGCCTTCTTCTTCTTCTTGGTCGGCTTCTTACCGCCGTTGCTGATGCACTTGAGGCAACCGACGATTGTGTAACGGTACTGATCGTCGCTGTTGCCGAAGACGCCGTTGCCTTTCGCAACCTCGACCAAGTGCCAGTTCTCGAACAGCCTCTTGTAGTTCCGCACCATGCGATCCGTCAGTTTGATGTTGTCTTCGGCCCACTTCTGATACTTGCCACGCAGCACGTTCTTGGCGAACGCCAGAAGCTCGCCGATGGATCGGGCGGCATCGACGGCATCGCCGTGATGCTTCTCGATCAGGACTTGGGCTTGCTCGACCAGCGACGGCACATCTTCCACCTTCGTCACGTTCATTGGCAGAACTCCGGTTGAGTGATGGACGGTCGGCCGAAGCCTAGAACACGTCCACGATCCGGGTAGGGAACTCCCGAAGGCTCGACCCGCCCGGACCACGTTATCGGACCGAGTTGTCAAAGATCAATGTCGGGCCACTGTACACGGGAACACATGCTCTAGTCAAGTCGATTGCCAGTTGTTAAAACTGTTTCCGGGTGTACGGTGCTGGAAACACCGGACGGCCGCGTGCTGCTCTACGACGCCGGGTCGATGGCCGGGCCGGACGCCGTGCGAAGAATCGTCGCCCCGTTTCTGTGGGATCGGGGCATCGGCCGCATCGACGAGCTGTTCCTCTCGCACGCCGACCTCGACCACTTCAACGGCCTCGTCGAGCTGCTTCGCCGTTTCCCTATTGGGCAGGTGACGATGACACCGTCGTTCGCGACGAAGCCGACGCATGAGGTCGCGGACGTGCTGCTCGCGCTGCGGGACCGCCGCGTGCCGAGCCGCGTCGCGGCGGCGGGTGATCGTTTCACGGCGGGGGCGGTGACGTTCGACGTGCTGCACCCGCCGCGCGACGGGCCGGACGGCAGCGAGAATGAGCGGAGCTTGGTGCTGCACGTTAAGCACGGCGGGCACACGTTCCTCTTCACCGGCGACTTGGAGAAAGCGGGGGCGGCGCGGGTGCTCGGGCTGCCGCCGACGGCGTGCGACGTGCTGATGGCCCCGCACCACGGCAGCCGGGCGGCGCTGCCGGCGGCGGTGGTGACGTGGTGTCAGCCGGCGTTCGTGGTCGTGAGCCGGGGGAATCGCGGAGAGTCCGCGGTGCGAAGTGGGGACGCGGGGCCGGCCCCGGTGTGGGACACGTGGACGGCCGGCGCGGTCACGGTGCGGAGCAACCCGACCGGGCTGACGGCGGAGGCGTTTCGGAGTGGAGAACGGGTGGTGGTGAAAAGGGGGACAAAGTAGTAGGCACACTCCGTGTGCCGTTTGCTGTCGGTCGCAGCGACCCGGACGAACTCGCTGGGAGCGTGAACGAGACGGCACACGGAGTGTGCCTACTACTATTCCCGCGACCGGTTGCGGTCCTTCAGGCCCTCGTTCGCGCCGCGGAGCTTCGCCCGCGCGTCCTGCACCTTGCTCGATCCGCCGACCTTGCCGAGCGCCGGGATCGCCAGCTCGAACCGCTCCGCGTCCTGCGTCGCCACGCTCGTCAGCTCGAACAGCTCCTTCTCCGCCTGCGTCCCCACCGGCACGGTCTTCCGCGCGTCGTCGATCGTCGGAACCAGTCCGTGATTGATCACGGCCGTCAGGTGGTCGCTCAACTCCGTCACGCGGTCGGCGTCGTCCCGGTCGGCCGCGTCGCGGAGCGCCCGGCCGAGGGCCTTCGTCGATTCGTGACACGCCCGCACCTTCGCCACCGGCGTGTCCGCGTTCGCCAGCTCGACGGTGCGGTCCACCAACTCTTCCAGCAGGCCGCGGTTGCCCTCGAACAGCTTCAACTGCTCCCCGGCCAGCGGGCCGCCCGGCGCGGACTGGCCGGACGCCCACACGGAGAGCAACGTGAGAACGAACGTGGTGAAGACGAGTCGGCGCACGGTTAAGCCCCCCCGTCGGGATGCTTGAGCAGCCGGGCCTCGCCGTCGCGGGCCGTGTTCGCGATCCGCCGCAGCAGCGGCTGCACCTGCTGCGACGCGGTCGGCACCAGGGCCGTGATTTCCGTGGCCGCCCGCGACAGCTCGGCCGTCGCCGCCTTCAACGCCGCCTTCCGCTCGGCCGGGGACGGCGTGTTGAACATCGTGATTTGTTCCGCCTGCGTCACGATCCCGCGGTTGACCACGCTCTCGTACATCTTCGCCAGAGCCAGCATGTCGTCCTTTTGCGCCGCCTTCGAGAGCGCCCGCGTCTCGGACCGCAGGTCCGCGGCCAGCCCGGCCAGCTTCGCCACCCGGTCCTTCGGCGCGGTGACCCCGGCCAGTTCCGTGTTCAGCGTCACGACCTTTTGCAGCAACTCGTGCCGCGGCGGGTCGGCCTTCGCGACCGGCGGCCCGCCGACCGGCCACGCGGACCACACGCCGACCCCGACGAGGACCGCCGCGGCCGCCGTCGCCACCGGCCGCACGGGAACCTTCGCGAGCAGCTCCCGCAGCGACACCGACCCGCGGGCCAGCGTGGACGGGACCGTCTTGATGACCGGCCCGGCCGCGGTGAGCGAATCCAGGTACGCGAGCTTCGCCGCCTCCGACGACGGCACGGGCAGGGTCGCGATTTCCGCGTCGAGCGCCCGCGCCCGCTCCAGGAACCGCTGACAGAGTTCGCACCCGTCCACGTGAACGAGCAACTCCGTCGGCACGTCCGAGCCGAGCAAGTCGAGCAACCGATTCTGTACGGCTTCACACTTCATGATGACACCAACATTTAGCCACAGATGAACACGGATATAAACAGATCAGAAAAAATCATTTCTTGGATTTATCTGTGCTCTCTGTGTTTATCTGTGGCTCTATTCATTTCCCCGGTGGCACTAACTCCGGGTTCAATACCTTCATCAGTTTCTGTCGCGCCTTGAACACCCGCCAGCGGGCGGTTTCCTCCGTCGTCTTCAGGATGGCCGCGACTTCGCGGTACGACATCCCCTCTTGCGTGTGCAGCAGAAGCGCCGAGCGGAACTCCGGCGGCAACTCTTGGATCGCCTTCACGACGACGGCCAGCGCCTCGCGGTCGGCCAGGTAGTCGAGCGTCCCGCCGCCGGCGGCCGCGGCCGGCACGTCGTCCGGCATTTGCTGCTTCGTGCGGCGCTCGCCCCGCTTCAGGTTCACGAAGTTGTTGTGCCCGATGCGGAACAGCCACGCCCGGAAGTTGCTGCCCGGCCGGAACGACCCGAGGGCGGCAAGCGTCTTGGCGAACGTCTCCTGGGCGAGGTCTTCCGCTTGGTGGCGGTTCCGGGTGAGGTGGAACAGCCAGCGGTAGAGGCGGTCCCAGTAGTGCTCGACGAGGCGGGCGAACGCCTGCCGGTCGCCGTGCTGGGCGGCTTCAATCCATCGCAGCTCCTCGCCGGGGAGGAGGACGTCCGGGTCGTGCGCCACGCGGGTCGGCGGGGTCGGGGGTATCGGGTGCGGGGGCTGCTTCCACGATACCGCGGCCGGTCGTGTCCGTCCAGCAACCGGGGCGTTCGGCCCGCCGCGAACCCGTCCGTTCAT